GTTAAACAAGGATACCTTATAAGCAAAGAAGAGGCAGTTAAAACCAAAGGGTTTGAAGAGTCTTATCTGGATGATGAGGTTTGGACTAGTTCTTGGGATTTGATTATAAAGCAACTAAAAGGTCTTTTTCCAGAAACCGCAGCTTTAGCATCAAAAGTAATACCAAAGGTAACACCAAAAGTAACACCAAAAGTAGCCCCTAAAAAGGGGAATTTAGGAGGAGATAATGGAAAAAATATTTAATCTCACCTCAACTTTTAAGTCTAATACTGAAGAAGATGGTAGTGTTAAAATCCGAGGTATGGCAAGTACTACTGATTTTGATCGCGCGGGTGATTCTATTTCAGCAGATGCATGGACTAAAGGTGGATTGAACAACTTTGAGAAAAACCCTATAATTCTTTTTAATCATAACTATGATAGACCTATTGGAAGAGCCACAAGTGTGAAGGCTACTGAAAATGGTTTAGAACTTACTGCAAAAATTAGTCGAGCGGCTAAAGATGTAGTAGATTTGGTTAAAGACGGTGTCCTTGGAGCCTTTTCTGTTGGTTTTCGAGTCAAGGATGCTGATTACGTAGAGGAAACCGACGGAATAAGAATAAAGGACGCTGAATTGTTCGAGGTATCAGTAGTATCTGTACCTTGTAACCAAGCAGCTACTTTTTCACTGGCGAAGTCCTTCGACTCTGTTAAAGAGTATGAAGATTTTAAGAAAACTTTCACTAATAGTGACGGGGCGCAAGTCCAAAAGGAGATACATATGTCTGAAGAGACAACTCAACCCGTTGACTTGGAAGCTTTTGCTAAAAAGGTAGCTGAGGAAACTGCTGCTAAAATTGCAATGAAGCAAGCCGAGCAAAAAGCAGCCGATGAGGCTGTACAAAAAGAGGCTGAAATTAAAGCTTCTCAAGAAGCTGAAAACCAAATTCAGCAAGAAAAAGAAGTCAAACAGGCTATTGAATCTGGTGTAGAATCAGGTGCAACCCGTTTGGCGGAAGATATGCAGAAAGAATTCGAAGCTGCAAAGCAAGAAGAAATTTCTGAGCTTGTTAATAAATACGAAAGCCAAGTTAAAGAGAAAGCTGAAGAGCTTGAAGCTATGCGCAATCGTAAGTATGAGTTCTCTACAAAGTCTAATGAAGATTTTGGTAAAGAGGCACTCGAAGCCAAAGTACTTGGTGCCATCACACGTAAAGGATGGGATACCAAACAAGGTAAAACCGTTATAGAAAAAGCTGGGGTAGATTTCGGTACAAGAACGCCTGCTGATACTGACGGTAATCTTGATATTGCTGTAACTCAGGCTTTCGAAACAGAAGTTGCGCTTGAAACTAAGCTTCTACCTTTGTTCCGTGAAATCGCTGTTTCTTCTGGAGCTACAGTAATGCCTTTCGCTGCGGATGTTAATGCTGCAACTTTCGGTACTACTTTTGATATTGATACACCTAATCAGCGTATTGATAACGGCAGTACTAATGGTCAGTATGACATTACAACTAACGTATTGAATACTGAGCGTCTTGCTGCAGGTACTTACATTGATAATGATGTGGACGAAACTTCTTTGGTTTCTTTCCTTCCAATGATTACTTCAGCTCTTGCTCGTTCTCATGCTATAGCAACTGATAAGGCAATTCTTTACGGTACGTCTGGTGTAACAGCCGGTATCGCAGGGGGTAACGGTTCTGATAAAGGTACTGGCTTAAGAGCTGGAACTTCAGCTACAACTGCTCAACTTGATGGTTCTACTGCATTTGCAGCTAGTATGCTTGAAGTTGGTCGTGCTGCTATGGGCAAATATGCTGTTAATCCAGCTGATATTGTTTATGTTGTTACTATCGATGCATACTATGATTTGCTTGCAGAAGATGGCGACTTCCGAACTATAGATAAAGCTGGTTCTGATATTGCTGCTAACATTAATGGTCAAATGGGTACCGTCTTTGGTTCTCCCGTTATTGTTTCTGCGGAACTTGCTCCTGCTGATGCAGGCACTGTTGCTTGTGTTATTAACACAGGTCGCTTTGTTATTGGACGTCTGCGTGGAGTTAGTATCGAAACTGATTACGAAGTTGGTAAGCAACGTAACGTTTTGGTTGCTAGTCAAGCTCTGGGATTTAAAGCTCTTGAAACCACCAATGGTGCTCATGCTTTAACGCTTTTAGCTAACTCATAATTACTTTTTAGTAATTTTATTAACTCGGGGGAGGTTTTCCTCCCCCAAGTTTTTATTAATTAATTTATGGCAGACTTAATAACATTACAAGATTATAAAGATGCTCAGGGTTTATCTAATCCAAAAGAGGATTTAAAGATAAATTCTATAATTCCGTCCGTTAGTCAATTAATAAAAACTTATTGTGGAAATAGCTTTGTAGACTTTTATAGCTCTGCAAAAACTGAGACATTTACTGTTAATTGGAACACTCATATAGTCCAATTAACAGAGAGTCCAATTAACGCTATAACAAGTGTTCAGGAACGAGACTCTTATAGTAGTGCGTATACTACTCTTACTACTGGAGCTTATGAGTACTACTTAAATACTAGTACTGATAGTATTTTACGCACAAATTCAGCGGGCTATCAAAACTGGCCCCAAGGAGTAGATGCGGTCAAAGTAGTATATACAGCAGGGTGGAGTGCAGTACCTGCCGATCTGAAACTAGCAGTAATTGATTTAATTACTTACTATTTAAAAGATGAGCATAAAGAAAGACGAGCTATCGCAGGAGCAAGTATACAAAATGCTAGCAGCTCAAGCCAGTCTAATAATGTGGCGTTTCCAGACCACATTAAACGAGTATTAGACTTGTATAAGAACTTTTAATGAGTAAACAGTTTGTTGATAAGTTAATAAAACAGTTTTTAACAAATCCTAAGTCAAAATCTCGTTGGGATACGGTTCTTAGAAGGCAAATGGGTGGAAATCCTCATACAACAACAATAACAAAAAAAGATTTACTTACTTTATACCGAGATAATACTATAGCTGCTTTGTATGCAGATAAAACTTTTAAGGAAGCACAGATAGCAGCAGACAGAGTAAAAGGCATAGAAATCGCGGCTACAGGGGCGGCTGAAGATGTATTTGCAAATTTTGAAAAATATTATGCGAAGTCACGTGGTAAGAGAAAAGGAACAGTAGAACGTGTTGGGGGAAATATTTTAATACGCCAGCCACAAGGTTTACATTCTGCTGTACAGAGAATAATATGGCAGGAAGGCTGGGACCACATAAAAAAATCGAAGGTATTATCACTTGGGAGCCGGAAAAAGCTGAAAGCAGACGAAGGGAAAAAGCTATTTAAACAAAGAACTCAAATGCTTCATGAGGAAATGACAACAGTAGGTGGTTATACTTTAGCAAAGTTATATGAAGGAGTCATGAGTAATGTTGTTAATAGTGATTTTACTAAAGAACAAACAGCAACTATTGCAAAAACACTAAATGAGTTTTTCGGACCTATAACCACACAGTGGAAAAAAGATACAAAGATGGATCCTTATAAGTTGTCTGATACTTTGGACATTCCTTTAACTATTGGCCCTCAGAGTCAAAATCCATCAGGTTCAGAAGCTTTTGATTGGAAACAACTAAGGCCTAAATTAGAAGCCGCTATAATGAAGGATGTTTTAGCTGGAAAATTTGGAGAAGAATACGCTCATTCAGAAGGTAGTAGGCCCCTAACAGAAAGAGTAAAAGAAAGAGCTCTTCATATAGCTGTAGAAAAAATTGAAAAATCAGTAAAAGGGAAGAAGTCTGTTAAGATAAATGTATCTAAATTGCCCAAAGAAGCAAGGAAAAAAGTTAAATACACAGGTAAAGCTTCTGATAACGGAAAAATAAAAAAAGCCGTAAGTAAGGGTATAGCAGCAAAAAGCTATCAGGCTCCGGCCCGAGAACATAAGGTTCCACCCCCAAAAATGGCATTAAAGAACATACTAGGCTTATTAAATGCAAAGCTGCCTCAAACAGTAGCAGACAATATGGGAAGTCCTAGGCTAGAAAACCAAACGGGTACATTTGCAGGCAGTGTAAGAGCTATAGATGTGCAAGAAACAGCCAAAGGATTTACGAGTATTGGATATTTATACCAGAAAAAGCCTTATCAAGTTTTTGAGAGTACAAGTGGTACTAGGTTTTCAAGTGCTGCTAGAGACCCAAGAACTCTAATTGACCTTTCTATTAGAGAGATTGTAGCTCAGTTTGGTTTAGGAAGATTATATACTAGGAGACTTTAATGACCTCAAGAGTTTACGCATCAAGAAGGAAACGTATAGTTGATGCACTTGTAACAAAGTTAAAAACTATTAACGGTCAAGGAGCTTTCTTAACAGATGTAGGAGACAATGTACATCCTAGAATGAAATTTTGGGATGAAGTGGAAGAGTTCCCCGCACTGCACTTAAATGCAGGTAGCGAAACTAGGGAGTATCAGTCTGCGGGAATCAGAGACAGATTCTTATCAGTAACAATTCGTTGTTATGTTCAAAATGAAGAAGCTCAAGAAGAACTTAATGAGTTAATGGAAGATGTCGAAACTGTCATCGAAGATAATTCAAGATTAAGGTATACGGACAAAAGGAACAATGTCTACTATACACAACAAATCACAGTCATTAGTATTGATACTGATGAAGGTGTGCTCGAACCTTTAGGAGTAGGCGAAATACTTATAGAGGTTCGTTATTAGAAAATACTGACACGAATAAACATTCACGATCAGGCTTTTCAAGATCATAGGGAGATAAACTATGGCTGAATATTTACACTTTAGTAGGGACTCGCGTCTCTACATGGAAAAAGATGGGCGCCTCTGGTCGATTCCTGTTCTTGATGGATTTAGTTTCTCTCAAGCAACAAACTCTTCAGAGATAACCCTAAATGAAATGGAGGACTCTTCAGGTCGCTCACGTCGGGGTCGTAAAATGTTTACGGATTCTCTGTCAGCTGCTGAATGGTCTTTCTCAACTTATGTTCGACCTTTCAAATCTACAGGAAATAGTGGAAACAGTTTAACTGGAAAAACTACTATTAAGGGAAGAGCAGACTCGACAGCAGATCACCAGCACGCAGTAGAAGAAGCTCTTTGGGTAGCAATGGCAGGAAAAAACGTTTATTTACCTACTACTGGTAAGTTTAAGCATGGATCAGCCGGGGGTGCAATAAGTAGTGCATCTTTAACCGTTA